AAATAAAAGCTAAGTTTAGTGGAAGCAGTAATGCTGGTAAATTTATACTTGCTTTTAACGATGATAAAGAATCAGCAGCAGATATAAATCCAGTACAATTATCAGATGCACACAACCAATATCAATTCCTTTCTGAAGAATCACAAAAGAAAATAATGATATCACACAGAATTGTATCTCCTATGTTATTAGGTATAAAAGATTCAAGTGGTTTTGGTAACAATGCAGAAGAATTAGAGACTGCAACAGTATTAATGCAGAACACAGTTATAATACCTTTTCAAGAGCTTTTAACAGATGCCTTTGATAAGATACTTGCTTTTAATAATATTGCTTTAAACCTATATTTTAAGACGTTACAACCATTACAATTTGTTGATTTAGAAAATGTAAAAGACGAAGAGACAAGAGAACAAGAAACTGGTGTAAAGATGTCAAAAGTATTCTCTGATTTAGAACAACTAGGAGAAGAAGAAGATTTAGAGAATTGGGAATTGATTGATGAAAGAAAAGTTGATTATGATGCAGAAGATGAGTTAAATGAAGAACTAAATAAATTAAACAATCCTAAACTATCTGTATTGTCAAAGATGTACAATTTTGTTACAACTGGAACTGCAAGACCAAATGCAAAGAGTGAACAAGACGGAGAAAATGAAGAGGGTGTACAATTTAAGGTTAGATATCAATACGCACCATTAAGTTATAGTGCAAATAGCAGAGCATTTTGCAAAAAAATGGTAGATGCTGCTAAGATATACAGAAAAGAAGATATAGATAGGATGAGTACAATGCCAGTTAATAAAGGCTGGGGATTAAACGGAGCTGATACTTATGACATTTGGTTGTATAAAGGTGGTGGAGATTGCCATCATTTTTGGATGAGAAAGACATACAGAGCAAAGAGTGCTAAAACAAAAGCAGATGTTGGTAATCCAAATGCTGAAGTAAGTGTAAATAAGGCAAAGAAAGAAGGATTTAAACCAGAGGTAAATGCAAAAGAAGTTGCAAAAAGACCAACGGATATGCCAAATAACGGATTTGTAAATAAAAAGAGATAATAGATGGCAACTGCATTATTTATAAGTAGAACAGATTTAGTAAAGAATAGTATTGTTGATGGAAACGTTGATACAGATAAATTTATACAATTTGTTAAGATTGCACAAGAGATACATATACAAAACTACTTAGGGAGTAAGTTGTATGATAAAATATCAGCAGATATAATTGCAGATAATTTAACTGGTAATTATTTATCTTTAGTTACAGACTATGTACAACCGATGTTGATTCATTACGCAATGGTTGATTATTTACCATTTGCAGCATATCAAGTAAAGAATGGTGGTGTATTTAAACACACATCAGAAAATGCTGAAAGTGCAACAAAAGATGAGGTTGATTTCTTAGTACAAAAACAAAGAGATTTTGCAGAGTATTACACAAGAAGATTTGTAGATTACATTTGTTTTAAAAGCACTTTGTTTCCAGAATACACAAGTAATACAGATTCTGATGTATACCCAGATAAAGATGTAAATTCTTCAAATTGGGTATTATAATGGGTAGATACAAACCAAAGAAACATAATATTGTAAAGTTAAAAAAATACTTAACAAAAAAAGAAAAAGATAATGGCAAACGAAATATATCCAGTTAGTTGGTGGGGTAATCCAGTTCAGAATGGCTGGGGAGGTATTTATTATGATTTTGCATACCCAAGTGCAATACCTAGTTTATTATCAACATTACAAGCAAGGGCATCTTATTATGAGAATGTAACTTGTACAACTGCAACATTAACCACAATTGAAAATATAGAATAGGATGGCAGATAATTTATTAGATAAAGCATCAATATTACTTACACCAACTGCATACGATAATGGAAGTATGTTAAGTATAAAGCCAGAGAACGGAGATGGAGATTTTGACTTTGAAAGAAATTCTGCTGCAACTAGAGTTAATGCACAAGGTTTAGTTGAGAATGTACAGATAATCAGTTCAGAGTTAGTTTCAAATGGTAACTTTTCACAGATAGGTACAGAAGAAGTTTTAAATGGTAACTTTTCACAAGAAGGAAGTGAGTTAATTACAAACGGAGATTTTGCTACAAATAGTAATTGGACTTTAGCAAGTGGTATAAGTTATAATTCAAATGGCTATATAGATTTTGATGGGACACAAGGAGGTGGCGATGCAAGAAACACACCAAATATAACTTTTGTAGCTGGAAAAACATACAAGGTAGTTTACGAAATAAAAAATTATGTTAGCGGAACTATTAGATTTAGGTTTCAAAGTGGAAATAATACTATAGGGCAGCAACAAAGTGGAGATGGAGTAAAAACTGAATATATTGTTTGCAATGATAGTTCTAATACTAATTTTCAATTTTTTAATTCACCTACATTCACTGGCTCAATAGACAACGTTTCAGTAAAAGAAGTCGGACAAAATTGGAATTTAGGAAGTGGATGGAGTATTGGAGATGGAGAAGCAGTAGCTGATAACGCACCAAGTGGGCAAAGTGTAGTAAGTGGAAGTGGTGCTTTAACAATTGGTAAGCAATATAAAGTTAGTTACGAGATATTAAGCATAACACAAGGGGAATTTGGTTTTACAGACCAAGGTCAGTTAATTGCAAGAAGTAATCAAGTAGGTGTTGTTACTGAATACTTTACTGCATTGGGTGGAGGAATTAGAATTAGAGCAGTAGGAACAACAAGTGGCTCTATAACAAACATCTCAGTTAAAGAAGTTGGGCAAGATTGGCAACTGGGAACTGATGTAGCTATTGGCGATAGTGTTGTTGAAATGAATAATTCAGCAGCTTTACAAGGGGCGATACAAACTAACGTAATAACAAGCGGAAATCTTTGCAAAGTAAGTTTTGAAGTTAAAAACTATGTAAATGGTATTGTAAATTTAAGACACCCTTTAAATGAAAATGTTTCAGCAAATGGGGTTTATACTTTTGAAGGTACTGCAAATGATACAAAGGTATTTATTAGAGGTGCTGATACAACAAATAATTTTGAAGTAACAAACATATCACTTAAAGAAATAACAGACGATACAAACATACCAAGAATAAACTACGAGGGGTTTAGTTATCAAGATTCTTTGGGGAGTGAGTTATATGATGGAAATATAACCCAAGCAGTTAATGGTGGAACTTGGATAGATAACGGAGATGGAACTTTTACTGTTACTGGAAACGGCACTCCATCAGTAGGAAGAGGTGTGAGAGATTTTAATGCAGATTATTTAACAATAGGTAAAAACTATCTAATAACTGCGATTGGAGATAATTTAACTATTGGAATTTATGATAGTAGCTTTGGTTTGTTAGCAAGTGGTTCAAGTCCACTTTATTTTACACCTACAACAACAACAACAAAAATTTATTTATCGCCTACCGATGGAATTACTGCAACTTACTCAAACGTATCTGTAAAAGAATATTCTGGTCAAGAAGTAGTACCTAATAGTGGATGTGGAAGTTGGTTGCTTGAGCCACAGAGTACTAATTTGATTCCGTACAGTGAGGATTTTAGTCAGTGGAATGTAAGAAATACGTCTCCAATATTAAATTATAACACTTCTCCTGATGGTTTCAATAATTCTACAAGACTTGTTTTTTCATCAAGTAATATTCAGTTTTCTCACATATTACCAACAGTCTTCACTAATGCAACCGCATCTATGTATGTAAAAGGGTTAGATGGTGAAACTATTAATTTTGGAGTTAGAGATTCGGAAGATTTATATGTACTTAATGGTGATTGGCAAAGAATAGAAAGAAGTTACACAGGCACAAGTCAAAGAATGACAGTTAACACCTATAATGGTGCTACCGCAAGGGATATAGAAATTTGGGGAGCACAACTCGAAGCCCTACCATACGCTACCTCATACATTCCAACTAACGGAGCAACAAACACTAGACTACAAGATATTGCAACCAATAGTGGGAACTCAAGTTTAATAAATAGCACAGAGGGTGTATTGTATGCAGAGATAGCAGCTTTAGCTGATGATGGGACAAGTAGAATGATATCTTTATCAGATAATGATAGTAGTGACCACGTTAGAATTTATTACACGATATCTACTAATAAAATATCAGTTGCAGTTAAAAGCAATGGCAGTAATCAATATATATTTTTAAATCACGATGTTACAAACATAACTAATTTTATAAAAATAGCAGTAAAATACAAAGCTAATGATTTTTCTACTTTTATAAATGGTGTAAAAGTCAATTCACAAACTACAACTGCATCTACTCCAATAGGTTTATCTGAATTAGCTTTTGATAATGGAACTGGAGGTAATAAACTTATCGGAAAAGTAAAAGCACTAGCAGTTTACAAAGAAGCATTAACAGATGCAGAATTACAATCTTTAACAACAATATAAAATGCACATATACAAATTAGTTTTTGATACAGAACAACAAGGAAAAGACGTTTTAATACAAAAAGACGTTTGGCAAGAAGTAACAGAAGAAGGTGTTACATCTATGCAGTATATCAACGGAACAAAAGCAGTTGTTTACATTGGTAAAGTGGTAAAAACACAAGGTACTTATGACCCAGATGGTCACGAGATAACTCCTCCAATTTATTACGATGGTGTTGCTTATGATATAATGAGTACAGATGATTTAGACTTTGGAGATAATGAAGTTTATCCCGCTGACAATGCAGCACATCAATTCTACGGATATCCTAGAAATGCAGAAGTGCCTAAAAATTAACAGATGGATATGCAAGATATAAAATTAGGTGCTTTAAACTTTATAACCTTTATGGTTAGCTTTTCTGATATAGAACAATGGTTAAAATTAACTTTACTTTTAGTATCTATTGTTTATACAGTTATGAAAATTTACAATCTAGGTAAAAAAAACGATGACAAAATACTTTAAAGAAGTAGAATATAAAATGGATGCAGACTTTCTTGCTAAACTAGACAAGGCAAGAGAGTTTGCTAAAGTACCATTTGTAATTAATTCTGCTTATAGAAGTCCAGAACATCCACAATCTATAAAAAATCCTACATCAAGTCACATTAAAGGTTTAGCAGTAGACATAAAAACAACTGATAGTAGAACTAGGTATAAGGTCTTAAATGCTCTTATACAAGTTGGTTTTAATCGTATTGGTATTGCAGACACATTTATTCACGTTGATGACGATAAAGACAAATCACAACAAGTAATTTGGACATACTAATTGGTTTACTACATTTAACAATGTTTCTTTGTGGTTGTTTAATAAGACTTGATACAATAAAATACCCTAAACTACTAATTACACTTAACCTAATACTAATAATAATTATTTTACTATGGCTGATAATAAACTAAAAAACAATGGCAAAGGTACTTTCTTTGGCAATCTATTAAGAAGTCTTGTAAAGACTGGTAAAAAAGTATCTCCTATATTTGATGCAATTACTGGTGGTAAAGTATCTGATATACTAAAATCTATTGGTAACAATAAAGAACTAACAGAAGCAGAAAAAGAAATGTTAGTTAAAGAACTTGAACAAGACGTTATAGAGATGCAAGAGATTACTAAACGTTGGCAATCTGATATGTTATCTGATAGTTGGTTAAGTAAGAATATAAGACCTTTAAGCCTAGCTTTTCTTACACTAACACTATTTATTTACATTATACTTGATAGTGCTTTAGAAGGCTTTAAAATAGACCAGCAATGGATATTTCTACTTGGTAACTTACTAATGCTTGTATATGGAGGTTACTTTGGTGCAAGAACACTAGAAAAAATAAGAAAAAATAAGTAAACACTTTTTTATTTAAAAATAAATATATAACTTCGCATTTTTTTAAGTAACTATTTAAGTATTTATATTTATGTATGTCATACATATAATTATATTAATAGATTAAAAATAAAACAATAAATAGATTAAAAATAAATATAAGTTTTGGGAGAACTTGTATTTGTTAATCTGTGTTAATAACTATATTTCTTCAATACATAAATAACTTGTATATTTGAGTACTAGATTATTTTTTCCCATAAAGTATTTTTTAGTTTTGTTTTAATTATCA